CAGTGATCCCAGTGGCGGTAGCCGTACAAAGCATCCAAAACGAATACTTAGTCGTGACATCCCCAGCTCCAGTATTAAGGCGGTAAGACCCATCTGTATTGAAAATAGTTGCCATCGTAGGGGCTGCGTCTGTTCCGCTCCCAAAGATGACCACACCGTCTGTAGCAGAAGGGACAATTGTAGCGCTTGGACTTCCGCCAGTGAAGCCACTGGAAGGGCTGTAGACCACTCTCCAATTTGTATTAGTTGCTCCACGCTGAATCGTGAACTCCCGATGAGTAACACTGAGTAGTGGAGACTGAAGCCTTACCCAAGCTGAGTTATTCGCTAACCCATTAGCGCCAGAGGACCCTGTTAGGATCTGGTTCCCTGTTGAATTATAGGTTGCTCCGTCGCTTGATGCTTTAACAGCCCAACCGGCTGATAAAAGATTTGAAATAAACAGAAACATCGCCACCGCACCGGTGGCCGGCGTTTGATTAGTCGTAAATGAAAAAGCCATTTTTCCTCTTATACAGGAGATCCACCACTTGTCCTAGTCACAAAGTTAGTTGACGTAAGCACCGGATACTCATCAACTGCCATCCTGATATCACTAACAATAGGGTAAATATCCAATGTAATCAGATCGTTAGCAACAAACGATGAGATTCCAGATACAACCTGAAAACTCACATTTCCGTCTGACGAAACAAACGGAGCCCCGTTGACATTCCAAACGGTGATTGGGGTTGCGTACAAGTAGTAAGTGTTTCCCAAACCAGTCAGTGTAAACAGACTAGTAGTTGTACTAACAACGACATCAGCACCGCTAGCTGAAATGACTGGAACGACAGTTTGCGGAGCATTCGCATTAGGCACCAACGAATACCCGGCGAAACTAGAAATCCCCTCGTTCTCAAACGTCTTATCATTATCAGACAAAACAGTGTCTGACAGAGAAGTGACTAAACCAGTGATCCGCTCATACACGACGTACTGAGCAGCCGACACTAACTGAATCGCGTATTGTCTCCGCCGCTGCCTAGATGTGAGAGTAATACCAGTAACCGCCCCATTTCCCGTGTTTCCCGTATCGGGAGTCCTTGGGACTGCATCTACTGTTAGCTGCTGAATCTCAGCCCGGTCCAATCCAGCGGTGCTCAAGCTGTTAAAGTACCCATGCAGACTGGTTTGAGTCAGTAGAAGCTCTTCATTGCCATTAGCATCGTGAGACACTCCGCCAAAGTCCAATTGCGGGAAATCCAATAATCCTGTTTGATCCGTGTTGACAATGCCGCTTCTGACAAGAGCCTCCACATCTGACGCTCTAAATCCACTATTTACATGCAACAAAACGGTAAAGAACACGTTCTTATAGAATGGAGACAGCAATGATAGCCTATTAGTAACCATCTTTTGCGATTCAAGAATATTCGACGCCGTAGAGAGCAGTTGCGCAGTAGGCGGACCGCCTCCAGAAGGTGCAATCCACACTCTGATAACACGAGCACCCACAGGGACACCTGGCCCAGAGCGAGCCTTCAAGACCCCTGGCACCTGTACTGCCAATTGTTCATAGTCCATTCCAGTAACGCCACGTTCTAGGGTCGACAGAAAAGCAGGAATTCCATTCCTCCCGCTCTTCATCGACTGAGGGTCGTTACCGTTATTAGTGTCGGCCGGGTTATTAACAGACAGGATAACTGGATTAGCACTGACCTTAGTCTGCACAGTGCTCTTATTCAGATTACCAAGAATTCCACCACCTACGTTGAACTGAGCGGTTATAGCGATGCCGTTAGCCGGAATAGCCCCGAATACCCCGTCTCCAAAGACTGCAAAGGTGTTCCCATCGTCGGTTTGAATGATTTTAAACACCGTATCAGTAGACTTGTTATTAACGAAGTTGGCCGTAACTGTCCAAATCTGCGCTCCTACAGTAATAGTGATGGACGGAGAGTAGACGCCTTGCTGAGGAAACTGCCATTGCTGATTAGGAGTACCATTAGAGACACCAATCAGAATACTTTCGTAGAAAATCCCCTGAGTAACGGGCAAAGACAGCGTTCCGCCTGCTGGGTAAGAAGCCACAACAGTGTCATTAGTAGGATGAAAAATAACTTGGCTGTCTCCGCTGGCTCCGTTCGCATACTGGTCAGTCCTCTGAATTGTGGTTGGGTAAGTTCCTGCTGGATCCAAAGTCGCAACGATAACTCCAGTAGCAGGCACAGCCCCCGTCAACTGATACCCATACGTCTTACCGAGATTTTGTAGATTCTGCCGTCGCATGACGGTCGCTGAAAAAGCTTCTCTAATAGTGCTGTTCACCTGATAACTGAGAAGGTCTCCAACGTAGCTAACAAGTTCCTTAATCATCACCGCAAACTGCGTATCATTGAAGTCAGTCCAACGGTCCGAAAAAGTAGCTTGAGCGTACGATGTCAGGTCAGCATTTACAGAGTCAAAGTCGGCACTAGTAAAATCGACTACAGGGGTCACCCGACCCGTAGACAGGTCTACTCCATTAGTCATTGTCCGGTTACTCCGCCTGAGTTATTCTGTAGGTAAAACGGATATACATAATTGCCACGTGCTCCTGTGGCTTTCACAGTCCACGAAACGTCAACGTATATTACGTTACCCTCTATTGTAGCCGATGATTTCACATTTTTTACTCGTGGCTCAAACATCGTAATGGCTTGCATCGCCTGGACAGGAAGAACCTTGAGCAAACCCGTGCTGTTCTCAAATAATGCTTGAGGAAACAGTGTGCCCAGATCCTCGTTCATCACCCTTTCCCCGACACGAGTCCCCAATAGGTCTTCGATGCATTGAGTTACGTTATCCTCGCCACTGACCCCAAGGAAGTCCTTCGTGTAACTGTCAGTTACAAGCGGAGACGCCAGTCCGATGCCTAGTACCTGCTGGTCCAGCAATGTATTTGAAAGAGTTAGTGTTTTCACGTGGGTCTACTCCTAAACACATATAGCAGCCGTAACACCGTAGATAATATTGAAAATATTGATTACAGATTGGATAGCGTCCGTGTTAGTAACTGGAGCGCTTGTGTCAAAAGTAAGCGGAATAGGGAGCATCCCAGCTTTCTTAAGCTGGTCACCTACCCCAGGGATCATTTCCAAAATAAGATTAAACAGATTAAATACACTATTGAGGCTTCCTAGTTTGTCCAATAGTGCATTTTGAAGGGCACTGGATTGCTGTGCCAAACAAATACCCATAGCCCGCAATCCAGGGTCACTAGACTGAGAGCACAGAAAAGCGTCAGTTGACATCTGCACATTAACTCTTACTACAGTCATTAGACATGTTAGCAGCGCCGATACAAACTGAGACAGCCCCTTTACTAAACAGGCTATTTCTACGCCCATGTAAAGCGGTGTGTAACTCAATATGAGCCCAGCGCATGACACAAGCTTTTGCAGGATACCTGCAATCTTAGTGATCGCTCCGACATCCGGAGGAGGACCAATTGCTTGCGGGATAAGTTGCAATAGCTGAATTGCGCTACTAGCGCACCCAATCAACTGAAAAAATGGGTAGAGAGGAGCCAATATCTTATTGAGCTGATCAATAGAGACTTCTATTCCCTGACAGCAAGGGTCTGTCAACGAAACACTCGGAAGCCCAAACGGCAACTGCACCGTTGCCGGGCTACACGTCGGAACAGGAGAGCAGACAACAATAGGGAAGGTTAGTACACTCATATTTGCTTCTCATTTCGTAAAACTGTTCTTCCGAGTAATGACGCTTGATGCCCGCTCACGTGGAATCCACTAGCTCCGCACACAAAGCTAGTACCTCCCGGATAAATCACCTTGAAGCTCGCTCCAGGCTTCAACGCTATCACATGGTCTCCACCAGATTCCTGAAAGATGGCACCACTTGTTCTAATGTGGATACTGCCATCAGAGTCAATAAGCAGTGTGGCACCAGATGGATGGTAAAATCTAGCCCGCGGCTGTCCTGGAGAGTCGTCGATCTCAATGGTCATTCCGCCCTCTGACTCAAACACCTTATTATAAGGATATTTAGGGAGAGCGTTAAAAGCTGGGTCGGCTGTCAAAGTGTGAGAAATCGGTGGCCCTGCTCCAGTGCTCGAAGAAAAAGTCTCATTAGTCACCCAATTCGGATCTGGCGCTTCTCCCTTCCCCGCTGCGGGGGCTGCACTTGTGCCTGGGTCGCTCCCAAGGATCCATCCCCACGTGTACCGACCGTGAGATACAAACCCTTGCTCAAACTCAATCCAGACAGGAGCCCCCAGCGGAGGAACAGTGAGTCCAGAACTGGATGGAAGACACCAGTCTAGCCAGTTTTCCTCATTATCTCCGTCCGCTAATAGGGCAGGAAGGTGCACCCTAACGCGACCCGTCTTAGTTGGGTCATCCCTATCACGAACAAACCCCAAGTAGCTACCGTAGTAGCGATTCCTGTGCTTCTCTTCCTGCTCGTTTTGCCACGGAAGGATGTATGCGATAGCACCTATAGCCATTTATTCAGCTCCACGAAGGGCAGGGGCGGGGGTGTTTCTGGGAACATAAGCCACATTACCAACCCCATGTGTCGAATAGACGAAAGCCACCTGGTCAGGAGCCGTGTTACCCTGCGTGTTATTCACGTTGTCAGCCTTCTTTGTCCCCTGTCCCGTTGCGTTTCTTTTCCAAACAATAGACGTCTGATTTGACGTGGCATGGATCTCGTGGTGCTCCTCAAAGGCGTACCACTTTCCATTTAATTGCCTCTCTAGCCCACCCCACTCAAAAATGTCACCAGCGGTGATACTAGGGGTCAGCGGATGTCTACTATGAGCCTCATTAGCCTTATCAAACATCTGCTGCCTCCACGTATCCACTAGTGCTTTAGTGCTGACATTGGACGGGGCAGGATTAGAGACGTCCTTTTTGCTGCTACTAGACGCTCCAATAGAGGAGCCAGCGACTCCGTGATCACCGTAATTCAAATAAACGGAAAGAGACGGCGTCTTATGTGAGACGTCATCCCCAATCATCTTATCGCCTTTACCTTTATCAGAGTTAGTGCCGGTCACTCCAGCTTGGATAGGTCCTAAACTCTTAACTTTAGGGGCAAACTCCAGCACATATGAGTTCTCAGTCGGATCATCGTAATAAATAAGCCTAGCCTTGGGTGCCTTCCCATATGGCTTTTTACGGAAAAATAGGGTGGGTGGCACCCCGTCAACGAATACCTCGAAATCCGTCATTGCGGCCAAATCACGCAAAAAACGAACATCATTCATGTCACTAGGCTGTACCCATGCCTTCTTCGGGATGTCCTTCGAGTCATCACCAGCAAACAGCAATCCATGTTGCTTAGCAATTGCTTTGGCAATAGTTGAAGAGGAGACCCTTCCCCAATTTTTCCCGCTGCTTTTAGTGGACAGGTTCAATAGTGTGTCATAAAGGGTAACTGTAACTTCTTTTTCCTGCTTGTACACGGGGGCAATTTGCCTAATAAAGCCTCTCTTAATGTCAGACAAGTCACTAAAGAAGCCGAATCGGAAATGCCAGATCATGTTAGGAAATAGTCTCGGGTCATCACACAGTGTCCGCTTATCGTTA